TTTTATTAGGATTGTACCGTTATCGTATCCTACATTAACTGCTAGAAGTAGAGTATCGGATCCAAAATCTAAATAAAGTCCCTTAAACAAATCTCCAGCATTTAAAGCTGCTTTTAAAGTCTCTGAGGTTGCTTGTGTTTGTACTTCCGTGAAGGAGGAGTTTGTTATTCTTAATTCTGTTCTATCAGAAGATATTGCAGAGATATAGAATAAGGGATTCCCAACTATACTTGGTTTTAGGAAATTATAATTTAACTGATAGCTTCCTTGTGAGAATCCATTCTGTGCTAAATCCTGGATGGGATCTAAGTTTAACTGTGTTATGTTACTCCCCGCAACCCTCCCGCTTGTGACGGAATAGTTTGTTGCTAATTGTCTCAGTAGTACTTCAGAACTATCATAGATATAAGCCTGTATAATATCAGTATCTACATTAAAAACATTCTGTAATGTGATATTGGAAATATTAGAACTATCAACCGGGTTAATTTCTTGTCCGGTAGCGTTAGGTGGTGATATAGGGAATAGTACTGGTGTAGCCATTATTGTGCTGGGGTTAATGTAAGTATTGTTTGCTGTAATTGCAAGTTCTCCTGCCTTAAGTTAGTTATTTCTGCTTGTAGTGCTTCAATTTCTAAATTAATAGGGGCTCCTCCGATATATTCTGAGCTTTGTTTAACCAAGTATTCGTGTGACTCGGTTTCTCCGGTTTTCGGTATTTGGTAGAAGAGGGTATTATAGGTACTGAAGAATTCAGGGATTGTTACGGTATTATTAACTTCTGATGTTGCAGGGGTAGCTTGTGCACCGAACTCTGTAAAAGCAGTGTTAACAGTATTAGTTAATTCTACTCTATTATACCCTACTATTTCTATATTAATTGTTTCTGCCATTATCCATTTACGACTTTAAAATTATATTGATTATCAAAGACTATAGTAGATCCTCCGATGGTACTCTGTATTAATATTTTATAATATCTTTCTGGTTCTAGACCATTCATATACACAGTGAAGAAATTACCCGTTGGATCACAGCTTATTTTTGTATATGTTGTATCAAAATCAATCACATACTCATCTGTGTCAAGATCCTTAATGGCATAATAAGATGCTTGAGGTAATGCATAGTTGATTGTATAAAGAGAAGCAGTCTGCCATACTCTCCTAGGGTTCTGCAATCCTGCATTTACTCTAAAGGTATTTATTGATTCTGGGTAGAAGACTCCTGGGTTATTATCTAGAGCGACTATAGCAGGAGTAGTACTTAATAATGATAAAGAGCCTGTATTGTAGGTTGAATCATCCCATTTTAACTCTAAACAAGGAGGATAAATAGTATGTGTATCTCTTGAAAAATATTTAAGAGTACTTGTATTATTTACTGATGCGATGAATTCCTGTGATTGCGTCTGTCTGACTATTAGACCGTATTTATTTATAGATCCTGAGTTCCATAACCTAACGATAGGAGTGATATTAAAATTAAGATCTACAGTGCTGTAGTAATTGAAAGACTGCGAGGCTTGTGATGCGGTATACCAGACTCCTCCTCCTGCGGAGTATGGGTTTGTAGTTAGATTGTAAGATCCTGTTGTTCCGGGTGTGAAGCCTGTTGTTGTCCATGCATTACTACCTGAGGAGCTTCTCCATGTCCAAGATACTCCGTTTTGTGTCTCAGGGGAATCTGCGTACTTACCAGTGCCCATCGCCCAGTCTTCAGCTAGAGCATTAACTGCAAGGGTTGTTGTATCTGTAATTCCGGTTACGTTTGCTGCTAGCAATTTTAAGCTTGCCTGCCATGCAGAGGTCTTAATGTTATTAGTAAAAATATCAGAGATTTCTGCTGTATCAAATTTAATTAACGCTCTAGAAACTTGTGGGTATGGTATTGTACTTTGCAAAGCAGATACCTCTGTAGATGTACTTCCTTCTAATATTTCATCCAGCCCTGTATTCATTGCAGGGAAAGCTGAGTATATAGTTGCGTCCGCGGATGGGAATAGTTTATATATGGCCATTTTCTTCTATATTATAAAGGTACTACTCTTCCTTTAATATCTGTATCTGGATATTTAACTTCAAAAATACTTGGATCTAAAGAAGGATATATTACATTGTTCTGTGTTGCTATGGAAAGATCATAGGAGTATTTTGAGTATCCCAAAGCCTCTCCTGATTTGTTTGTTAGGTTTACTGATTTAACGGTCTGTACTCCCGGTACCTTATCTAATAGGAGGTTTAAATCTTTTAGTAAGACTGGTTGGTTAAATTGCCAATTTTCAATATTGAAATACTTTGTAAGTTCTGTTAAACAGTTTATTAAAACTTCATTATTATTAAAGTTAGGTCTAACTACTATTTCAAAATCTACGCCGATGTTAATTATAAAACCGTCTTTTATAGTGACTCTGTCTCCCACTATCCTATATTCAGATAGGTAGGTCGATAGGTTCTGTTTAACTGCATCAGATACTGACCTTAGGTGTTTATTTGAATTATACCCTAAGACGTATAATGTTAACGTACTCGGGATTTCCCCGGGCATTGATACCTGGCTTGCCTTTGTTGGTTCAACAAACGCTTTAGCAATTGAGCCGTAATTAGAAGGCATTGATAATGCTCTGATCAGGTAATCATTTGATGTAACGTTTCTTAATTGTGATTGATATGCAACTAAGGTATTCTGTCTAATCTCTTCTGGTGTATCACCATCTGCTCCTCCATCTGCTGCCTCATTATTATTGACAGCGATTGTAGAAAAAATATAGTTTGCAGTTGCTGAATTTAGGTTATTCCCTGTAAATGAAATTCCTGTTGTTGTATTAAGAGTGTTTAAGGTGCTAGCTTCTATGTTTGCAGTTACACCTCCTCCGGTTAAATATCTAACTGTAAGGGTTGTGTTAGCAGGTGCAATACCGTAAGTATCTGTAAAAAGGAAGTTTGTGGGATCGAATGCGGTTGTTAGTTTAGATTGTTCATACGGTAATCCAATACCGACATTATTTGCATCAGGGGTTATAGCTTCATCCACATCTCCTGTTGTTCCTGCTCCAAATTGAATATCTAAATTAGTATTTGATCTGAAACGTGTTACAAAGCGTCTAGATTTTTTATCTAACTGCAGTATGTAAGGTGCATCAGTGTCTTGGTATAAATTAGGATCATTAGGGTTGGTATTCTTTATACTGTTAAATACCATCTCTTGCCCTAGGTAAGGAACTTCGTACCAAGTATTACCTTCTGAGTCAGTTATATCTAATACTTGAATTATATCAGGTGTTGTTAGAGTAACGGTTGAAAATGATTGAGGTGCTCCAAAGGTAAAAGTTTGTGTCCGTATTTCTGCGGAAATTGCTTTTCTTGTTTTCTTTAGTAAATAATACTGCGGGTTTCCAGCAGATATTTGATATACAGAGATTTCTGTTGGATCTAATGAACTAGAGACTGTGAAGTCTACATTACCCTGTACTAAGAAATTAGAAGATCCTCCTATATTTCTCACTTGTGTATTTTCTGGGAAATATAAGGCATAATCGAAATCCGGTATGTAGGTAGAACCTGAAAGTTTAGCTGGGAGTTGCTGGTAGAAATCAACACCCACTGTGGCAGCTTTTGTGACTTTTGGTTTATATCCTAACATGTAAGCTAGGTTATAGAGACTCTCTTCCTGTTTTGCATACTGTAGGAATGTTTCTTGTATTTGATTGTCTAAATAAAAAGATAGTACATCCCCAACATACGCGGATGTTTCCAAGAACATCATACCGGGGGATGTAGCACTGAAATCGTTATACGTATTTGGAAAATACGTTTTAGTAAAGTCTACTAATAGGTTTTTTAATCCTGCAAAGTCCCTATTAAAATATTTTATATCTTTATTTTCAGCCATTATTTAAATTTATTTCTAAAGTGTCTATCATTCCTGTATTTACTATACTGTAGTTAATTCGTATAAATACAGTGTTATAATCTGGTGAGGTTTGTATTGTAACTACCCCTTCTATATTTGGAAAATATTTCTGTATAATACTTGCAATATAATTTTCTACCTCCGTTACCCCTAAAGTCGTCATTTGTTCAAATACAAATTTACGTAACCCTGCTCCGAAAGTAGGATTGAAAACTTTTTCTTGTGGTCCGGTTAATAGAAAATTTATTAAGTTATTCCTAATAGCATCCTTAGTTGTGAATGTTGGCTTAAATACAGAATTGGCTTTGAAAGGCAAAGATACCCCTACCGCTTTGCTTGGATTCTGATCTATAGGGGCAATTCTGACTAATCCAAATGCCATTACTTTTTAGTCATTAGACCCATTATCTGGTTTAGATTTACCTCACCTGCTGGCAAAGAAGAGCCTTCTGCAGCTGTATTAGCAGCTACTGGCGGTCTGTATTCTTGTGAAGCTCCGAAATTAAGAGCGTCGTTCGATCCTAGATTCATATTTCCATTTCTAGAATCTAACATACCATTTAATAATGATGCATACCTTTCCCTAGTATTAATCGGAGGAGTTGTTGGTATTGACTGCATGTGCGGCTGTACATATGTTTCTGTAACTTGTCCATAACCACCTACTCCTATAGGGGTTGATTTTGGGGATCTTAAGGCTTCCAATAGGACATCTTTTAATTCTTCCTGGATTGCTTCTTTGACAGTTTCTTTAATTAGTCTTTTTAATGTTTTGATATCCATCTTTTATAAATATTTCTTAATTGGCTTTTAGATTATCTCTGTTTATTATTAATTTTAACTCCTCTACGAGTACCTGAGGGTCTTGGGTGAATGAAGGTTCTGTTTGTAGTAATACAATTCCTTGTGAATTTTTAGCTTGACCGATCTTCTGATTTAAATTATTGTTAAACGGCTTCTCTACAATAGCAAAGGTGAATCCTCTGTAGGTTGATTGTATATTAGAGGTCTCAGCAAGTTTAATTGTACTAAGTAATGTACTTATATCATCCCCTAGTTTATTTGGTTGTTTACCACATTTTTCAAGTACTAAATCTATGGCCTGTAATAATGTAAGAATTGACTGTAGTATTAGAGCAGCCCCAGAAACGTACTGTGATCCAAGCTGTATCGCTCTTTTTAATTCAGGTAGCTTAGGAGTACCGTCTGTATTGAATGTTAGATTGGTTTTTAAATCATCTAAGTCACTTATTAGAGCAACTGCTGCGCCGGGTATTACTGGTAGAAATTTATTCGCTAATGACGTAGCAGTCTTTAACAAACCTACAACATCTATAGTTCCTTCGGTTGTACTGATGATCGGAGTTAAAGTCTGAAGAGATGTATCTATTAAGTTAACATACTTTGCTGTATTCTGGATATCAGTTGCCAATGCATTCCTGATTGCTAGAACTTGATCTAAGGTTTCTTGAGATGGGCAGAGGTCTGGTAACTGAGGGTTACCGGTTTCAAGTCCTACTATCCCTAACCTAGAAGCTAGACTTGATAGTGATGAAACTGCTTTAGATTTTAGACCTTCTATTTTTGTATTAATTGTCTGGTTTATTCTATCTAGAGGACCCGCTACAAGTCCTGCACCTACATTAATTCCTGCCGTAAGGGATGCTTGTAAAGCAAATTTTCGCCTCTCTGCTGCTCTTATTTCAGCTTCTTGCTGTCTTTGCTGTTCTAATTCCTGAGGGGTCATTATACTGTGTAGTTGTATTTGGATTTAAAAATAGATGTGTTGATCGCAGATAGCCTATTAATCCATCCTGGTGCTCTTTGATTTAAAGTCGGTATAGGTCCTCCAGAATTTGCTGCAGTGAGGGACTGTACTGCTATATCTTGTACGATTGAAATTAGTTCTTTAACAACTGCCTCTAATGCATCTCCAAGTATTAAAGGTTCAGTAGCAGATTTTGAACCTAGGTAAATGTTTTCAGTCTGAAAGATTGCTTGGGTTGTATCAATATTTAATCCTGAATTTGAACTTAGGTTAATAGTTTTTTTAGAGCTTAACATTAAATGGTCTTCAGAGCTATTGAAGACTAACCTTCCGGAATTAATTAGTATTTGTTTGCCTGTATAAAGGTTAGGAAGAGTTGGTTTGTTTTCTTTATAAGAGTAGTAATTTGTACTTGCAACTTGAAAGGGAATTTTCTGAGTGGTTGTTAAGTAGATCGAGGATGGATCTTGATTTATATTTTCCTCTGTGGGTAAGAACCCTACTGATCCTGTGTCTCCTTGACCATTCCTTAAAATGAGTATTGGATCTCCTGTAGTTCCTACATCTGACCAATTATTCAGTGCTTTACTATTAAGTTGTATAGTAGATCCTAGTCTTATAGAATTTCCAAGTCTACCTTCTAATATTACATCACCTTCAAATTTCTTTACCGGTTTTATGTTTGATCTTTCTCTAAAAGTCTGACCTAAAATAATATCGGAACTACCGTCTTCAACCCTTCTAACTGCTCCTGCTTGTGTTTGTATATAATCACGTTTTTGAGAATCTGGTAACGCTTTATTTTCAAAGATATTAGGTATTCCATTATGGTGAGTGCTATTCCAAATACTTAATGGAGTTATGTAGTAGTAAACTTCTTTGAAATTATTTGTTTGTATATCTGGGGAGGGGAGGGGGAAGATGTATACTAATTCTTCCAATAGGGGGTAGTTGCTAAAGTTTGAAAAGTATGGTTTTGCGAAACCTTCTGATTTGTAATTTCCGCCCCTAACTTTTTTAAAGTATACAGTACCTATACCATTCCATTCCCCTACGTTAGTGAAATATTTACTAGTGTCGTTTAGTACAATATCCTTAACTACTGCAACTTCAAAATCCATTATCCTATTGCTTTAATATTGTTAATTTCTTTCATCAACTGCTCCCTCTCTTCTTCTGAAATACCGAAAGAGTCTGTGGCAGACTCCTGGTTTTGGATTATGCGCTGGATGATAGTTGCAAGCTTAACCAATTGATCGTCATTCTTAACTCCGATCTCTAAATACTCCTTAATCATAGGTACGATTAAAGTAGCGTCTCCTGTATCCTGTATCAAAGGTCTTAGCTCAGAGATTAGAGTTGAAATCTGCTTTTCCTTCTTTTTTTGATTATCGTAAATCTCTTCTAAAAGATCTCCGAATTTCTTATTTTTAAAGATTAATTTATCTAAACTCATAATTAGTCTATTTTTTATAAATAGAAAGCAGTACGGTTTAGAAATTCACGTATCCATTCTCTTGATAGAAAGCGTAGTGCTGCTTGTAGATCTGCCCTAGGTCGCTCGCTACCTTGGTTATTCTAGGAGTCTTGATATCGATCTGCTCCCTGATGTATATGTACAAGGCTTTCTTATTGAAGATTGAGATCTTCTCTCTCTTTCTAAATAAATCTAAGATAGCATCTGCAATCTTTGCATCATCCTCTTTAGGGAATAGTTCATAAATATTTTCTGTACAATACTCTACAAATAATTCTAGGAACTCGGAAATCTCATCTGCTGGATGTATAATAACTGAATCTGCCTGTTCACCATTGGTATCTAAAACATCCCCGTAAACGTATTCACCTTCTTCCTGCTCACTATTTAAATTATCAAGAGAGAGTAACTCCATCCTCTTCTTATAATTCTTTTGGTTAGAAGCGATTAAGTATCTTTTAGCAATCGTACCGAAGTATGAATAAGCCTTAGTACCATTTGCAGGATTAAACTTACCTAACTTAGTTAATATAAAAGTTATTACTTCGTGCTGGAGATCTTCTAGGTTTGTCTCTTCTGTGTAATAAAATTTAAAGGTATGTATTAGGTTCTGGGTTAGTTTAAATAATGCATAGTGAATCTCTTCCCTGTATATTTTATTTCTCTCCACCTGGTCCTCAGATAGAGTGTATCTTATGATAGCAAGTTCGGTATCACGGGTGAAGTAATTTTTATTCTTTGTCTCCATCGATTATTTTAAAGTTATTTAAGCGTTCTTGAATAACCTTAATTTGTTCAAAAAACCAACCGATCTCATCATCACTTTCGAAAGACCCTTTAGTGTCTAAAGTTTTTAAACGCTTATCACTGTGTTCGATAATCTTAGAGAGTTTATCCATATATAGGAAGTAGCTCGCTAAAACATCCTCCTGTTTTTCGTTTTTACGGAGTAGGTTGAAGGTCGTGTAACTTAAAACCAAAACTGCGATGATGAGACTGGTGATTAATACTGTCATGATTAATTAAATAAGTTATCCATAGCACCTTTCAAACCTTCACTACCTATATTTGAAAGTGCTTTATTTTTAGCTGCTTGTTGATAAGTGACTGGGTTCTTAGTTGTTGTTTCTTTTGAGATTGAAAATTGCTTTGACTTAGGCTGTTCGACTGGATTAACTGTCAACTCAACTACTGAAGCCATTAAGTCTGCCTGGTGTAGAATATAAACGATTGCAGACTTAGGTTTACTTTCCGGCATTCTGGAAATTAAATAAGGCTTGTTAGCTTCATCATATAACCCATCATGAGTCCTGATAGCAATCATTTCATTTAATGAGTATTTGATACCTGCATCTTGAAGTAAGAATAAGGAACGGTCTGGGATAGTCATAAATCCTACTGCTGTATTATAAGTATAAACTTCTCCTAAATTCTTTCTACGCCACTCATCCTGACCTGGAATATAAAGATCGTTTTCAGAATCCCCTACCTTACCTAAGTCATGATTCATTGCTGCAAAGACCAATTCCTCAATCGTGAATGTAGTCATATCACATCCAAATTTCTCCCAGAGTTTTGCAAAATACAAAGATGCCTTAATAACACGATTAACATGCTCTATATAACCGCCAGGGAAACAGTTGTGGTATTTAGTTGTATGAGCAGCAGGCATTAAGATAAAACGCTCTGCTCTTTCTTCATAGAAGGATCTTAAGGCTTCTTTTCTAGGGGAAGAAATATACCTGTCAATATAACTTAGAAACTCCTCCCAATTACCTTGAATTTGTTCTGCAGATAGATTCATAATTAAGCCGAAATTTCTTGATTAGATACCGGTTCGATACTAATAAGTCCTTTAACTCTTTCAAGAACATCTTTAGTCCTTTGAATAGTCTCTAGATAATCTTTAATTGGTTGCTGTGTTTGAACAATCTGTTCTAACGATCTTAAATTATTCTCCAATATATCTAATTGGATATTTACTTGGTCTCTATATCTCATATACTTAATATAATAACTATTCTTTAAACAACCAACTTATTCTTATCCCCTTGTCCCTTTTTTCTCAAACCCCATGTACGTAAGGTAGAAGTGAAAAACTACAAAGGCAACTTATTTTGAGAAAAGTTTATGAAATCACTGAATTTCTTTATCAATGCACATTTCTCGTACTCTTCCCTATCCTGGAAGAACTGGATTGCTTTACCGCAGGCGGTCAAAAAATCCTCTCCTGCTTTCTCAAGAAGTACCTCTTGGTGAAAAGGATCCTCTAAAGATAGTTTAGATAGGTGCTTGAAGCCAGCTATATACAACATATACCTACTAAGAGAAGCATTTGATTCAAAATCAAAATGACTGTCCATATTAACTACCTTCAGGAATTCAATAGTGTTTTGTATAGAATCCTCCCCCCTAAGAATCATTCTAGTAAATAAGCCCATAAGAACATAAGGGTGTTCGGAGAGATTTATAATCTCCTTTTCAGGATTCTCCCCTCGGTTCTCCGGTTGGGAATCAAAAAGACTAAATACTGTATCTGGATTCATATAAGAGTATCATCTAACCTACATAGGAAAGGGATACCCTAAGATATCCCCCGTATTTAATATCAAGAATAAAATTAACCTTGCTTTAAAATAATATTTTTATTAAAGTAAGTAATTGTGTTTGCAATTTGACGGATCAACTTCTCATCGCCTAATTCCTTAGCTGCACGATAGGCGTCTGTTAATTCACTAAATGCTTTTTTAGACTCTGAAGATCCTGCATCAACATCACCAGTAAAGTCCATATTCATATCTACCTTAGCATCTTCCATGCCTTCTTCTCCGTCGAGATTCAAGTCAATATTTTCCCCATCTGTGCCCAAGTCAATATCAACATCCTCTTCTTTTTCTTTCTTCTTCTTAGCCTCTGATAATGTATTAGGGGTTGGAAGTAATCCAGTCAAGTAGTCGATAATGTCCTCATCATCAAATCCATCCTCCCTAAGTGTCATCATAATCCTATCTACACTAAAAAGGAAAGCCTGTAAATCATTACGACTTACCACACTATCCATTCTCTCCATGCTTCCATAAGAAATCTCATCCATACTATCCATATCCGCATAAGCTTGATCTGCTGCCGAGCTAACATTACTGAGATCAATATCAACCTCTGCAAGGATTGCTTCTTTGATTTTCTTTTTAAATTCTGATTTTTTCATCTTCCCTTTTCGAGGCTCCATCATAGCAGCTTCTTTAGGGTCGCTATGCATATTAGAGGCTTTCATACCTTCCGAATGCGCAGTATAACTCTCTGTAAGGATACCTGCAAGGTGTTGCATTCTCGTAAATTCTTTATTCATCTTAAAAGTGCTTTAATAATAAATAGCAAGGTTTTTAGGAAAGGTGTTGTAAGAATAGTAAGGCTGTGTGAGAGAGTTCTGATATACCGTACGGACTAGCTTTACCGCACTTAACTAACATAGAACCTCGACTAACCATAAATCCCACTATAGGACCATGTGATGTAGTATCTCCGATATGAAATTTTTTATCATCGGATAATCTCCAAACCCCACTTATCTGCTCTTCTGAATTTAGAGCTATAATCCTCCATATTGAGTTCATAAGCTAAAGATACGAATAAGACATGAAAGAAGCAAGTATTAACCCTGACCTTTAGAGACTTTACAATAATTTTTTGAGTTTTTATTTTTAGACATTTTAGTCTTAGCATGAATGCCTTTTCGAGTAACCTTCGGTTTTGCAAACTTAACAATAACGGAGGTGGTTTTAGTTTTCCCTTTTGCTGGTGCCATAATTACTGATAAATATGACCCACTAATCTTTCAGTAATTGCTTCCCCGGTGTTTTAGTTTTAACAAGCTTCCTAAAAATCGAAATCGAGATGATTAGATTACAGATCTGTAAACTTATACAAAGTATTAACATATTGTATTCCCGATTGGATTCGAACCAATGACCTGCTCATTAGAAGTGAGCTGCTCTATCCTGCTGAGCTACGAGAACATATAAAGGCGGAAGATGTAGGATTCGAACCTACGGACCTATTACAGTCAATGCTTTTCAAGAGCACCGCGATCGACCACTCTGCCAATCTTCCATAGTTGCAGGACATCGCTTAACCTACTGTAGATGTTCCTCCTACATTGTTCCCTTGCGGTACTACGATTTTTGTAATCAGGGTAGGACTCGAACCTACAAGTCTACAGCACTCCTGCTCTGAATCCCTTTTTGTTTAACGTGAGGATTGGATACACCTCATTGCAGTTTTTTAGTGTCTATCACGACTGGGTAACGCCCCAATCCTTCCACCACCTGACTATATTTGAATCTTTTTAAAACTCCCAAGAGATTCTCAACTTGGCTGACCAACGATTCAGAGGATGAGTGAGCAGTTCTTATGGTATGCCCTCCTGAGCTTCGATCCCGTGTACTTAGGGCCGTTGTTGCGGGAGTTGGAATCGAACCAACCTAGTCCAAGCTTATGAGACTTGTGTGTGCACCAACTCATCTTCCCCGCAATTTGTAGTTAGAGCCGGACTCGAACCGGATACCGTTCATGACGGATTAGACAACCTTACGACGCAACGACCACCCATTACAGGTGACCGCTAATCTTGGGGACTCGGGTACCATCCCTCATTACGTCCATCTAACTATATTACACTTGTTCGCTACCTAACATATATAAATATAAGAACTAATATACTTTCTCACAAACTCTCCCTAAGGAGAACTTTACTTTTTATCAAACATTGCATTCACAAAGATCAAACCTACAAAGATCCCTCCGGCAAAGGCTAAAGCCAATCCCAAGGCACCGGGGAGGAATACCCCGCCCCCTATCAAGATCAAGCCCAAACCTGCATTAATCAAGTTAGCCTTTTTGAAGTCTTTTTTCTGACCCTCAGACTCTATCAAGTCTAATACTCTATTCCCTCCGATGATCATCCCAGATACTAACAAGCACCCGATGAACAAGAACATGAACCCTTTAACTAAGGCAGTGAATGCGATAACGGCGATAAAGCCTGCGATGATGATGTTGTTTTTCTTTTTCATAACCTATTTCTTTTTATTATAATCTAAAGATACGAACTTTTCTGATAGGAGGCAAGCCTTTAATTCAAATCTTTTTTATTATTTTTCCTATTATACACCTTCCCAGAAGGCTTTACACGACTTATCATATTCCGGCGGATGATCTGGCGGACCTGTCCCCGGGAGAGTCCTTTCAGGACATCCTCTGAATTATTTACTGTACCTCGGTTCATAATCTTATATCTTATAACTATACCTAAAGATGTGAAGAATAATTCAAATAAACAACTGTTTTCTAGTAGTACATAGGTTCTCCGTTAAAGAAATCCTTGCCGTAGTACAACACAGCATCTATGGCCTGATCTAAAGGGACCTCAAAGAATTCCCTTGTAGACCCTTGAAGGGTGCCTTTCCTTTTATCTTCAAAATGACGATGAACTAAGTTCTCAACCTTATAATCATTTAAGACCGGGAGTGCAAATTTGAGATCCCATTCCGAGACTGTACCCGCACCATTGATTGCATGTATCCGATCCACGGGATTGACAGCCTTGCCGATCTTGCATATCCCCGGATACTCGGTATTAGTTAAGACATAGACATACTTACCCTTAGACTGGGAAAGATCGTAGTCCTGTAGTGCCTGTTTATCTTTGGCATACAAGTATATCCAAGTCATAGAACTAGTCTCATTGTCTACTGATATCAATACACTACTCATATACTCACAGTCGATGAAATCCAAGACTTTCTCAATACTGATTTTCCTGTATTTGTAGACCAGGTCCTGGTAATTCTTAGACCATCTAAGGATATTACCCTCCGGTACATCCTGGGAGAGAAGGGTTTTAGGATAATAGACTTCCACATACCCTTTTTCCTCCATCTCCATCAAAGACTCAATGTCAATTGATTTTCTTTTCATAACCTAAAGATACGAACATATATTGATATAACTACCTAAAGACTAAAATTTTTCGGAAAAAATTCCTTGGGGATCCTAGAGCCGGCCGTAAAGTCACTTTTTGGAAACTTGGGCAAGGGTCTTGGGTGGTAGGAGGTATAAATATATACCCTTATAGTAAGATTTCTTCCGGAAGGATGACTGCAGCTTTAGGGTAGTAGGCCGTAGATAAGTACTATAGTGATATTAAGTACACTTGTATTGAGTATGTGCTAGCTACCTATACCGTACTACATACGTACGTACTATGGTGGTGATAAAACCGTAGCACCGATTCTAGT